CTGATTCATAGCAGCTATTTCTAATTTAACTCTATTATTCTCATCAATCTCATATTTCTTAAGATCTCTATCTGCTTGTTCTTGTGCAGCTTCTGCTTCAAGTTGCATCTGCTGAGCCTCAAGTTGTTGTTGAGCCTGTTGCTGAGCTTGCTGCTGAAGTTGTTCTTCAAAAGCTTCAAACTTACGTTGTAATGCAGCAGGATCTTGAGTACGATAAAGCTCCATAACCATAGAAAGTGTGCCACCGTTCTGCATGAAAGGTTGGACAAGTGCTTTAAGAGTAGCCATCATGTCTTTATCAACAGCAGAATTAGTAGAATAAATTCCATATTCAGACTCTTTAAAAAGCTCTCCATCAAAGTCTAATACATCCTGACTGCCATCAGATAGAATAAACTGTCTCTTGAACTTCTGATCTTTCCAGGCAATTTTGGCTGTTTCTATATAAGCTTCTATTGCTCTGTTAATAAAATCATCGTGAATACTAAAATATTTAGCTGTTGAAAGACTACTCTGCTTAACACTACGTTCTACTCCTCCAACTGTTTCTCTATTATCTACAGCTCCTTTACGTTGAGGTGTAACTCCCACTATATCAGCAATTCTGTTTTCCAGGAAAGTAAGAATACCTAGTAAATTCTGAATAACAGCTGGGTCTCCTATTTCAACACTTCCACCTCCTCTGTTCATATTACCAGCCAACTTACCTAAAGCAGCTCCTTTAGATCCTTCATTAAATTCATCTTCAAAGATAATTTTCATCTGATCTATAAAGAATAAGAACTGATCCATAGTAAAATTACTAGGAATCATACTAGTAGAAATCTTAGCTATCTTACCTTTATAAGTCTTTAATTCTTCCCAGAGCTTATGCATGAAGAAATTATAAGTTAACTGATAATCTTTTCCTAAACTAACAAAAGATAATGATCTGGCATCATTAGTATTAAAAACATTACCAACTATACCAGGAGCACATTTGCTGGGATTATCCATTGACCTGAACTGAATAGGTCTCGGGCCCATCTTAACATATATATCATCTGCTATCTTGGTAGTCTCATTCCATTCACCAATCCAGATCCATTTAACTGCTTCTTTTTCATCCTCATTAAGGGGATAATCCTCATCTACATATCTTTTCTGAATATCACCACTTTCATCCAGGAAAGTAATAATACCTACTTTTCTCATTCCTTTCCAGAGAACTCTAAGTTTTCTTACATTACCAAAGGAATCAAAAGATCCACCAAACATAGAATTAGCTTGAACACCGGCTGTTATAACCTTTCCTATACCCCCTTGTTGCATAATCCAGGAAGTAAGATCTATAGGCTGATTTATTAAAGTTCTGTTAAATAACTTACTTGAAGCAGCAATATTATAACTATATCCATCTTCCAACTTCTTAATCTGAGAGTCTTTAAGCTCATCGTGATATTCATCAATAATCTGTCCTACAGGTACATATGATAACTCTATAATTAAATCAGAGTCTTCTATACGATAAGAATTTCCACCTCTTATAGTAAATAAATTTAAAGGATTTATTTTTCTTAGAATAGGTTCTCCTCCTGCTATATCAGTAGCAATTATTTCTTCTCCTTGTACCAGTAAGTCTTCAAAGCATTTACTAAAGACTTCCTTCATATTCTGAGAAATGTACCCATAATGAATTATCTGAGAAGCCATAAGCTCTCTTCTGTCCCTGTAGTTAAACTTCATCCACTTAGCCTGAGCCTGTACAGCAGCAGCTACTTCTTCTTCTGAGTATTTTGAGGCAACTATTCTATCTAAAATAGACTTATTAATTAAAGCACTTATTTCTTCCAACTTGGAGTTAACCAAATCAGGATTAGACATTACTATAAGAGGATTAAATTTAGCTTCTCTTTCCTCACCTAGTAATACAGCCATATAAGAATTTAATAATGGATAATTCTTATAATTGTTATTAAACTTAGCCTCAATATTATAAGGATTTATTACGGCTGAGATCTCTTTAGGATCTACTATATTATTAATAAGATTGACATTACTTAGTTTTTCTGCTAAGGTAGCCCTAATCCCATTATCAGTATCATATCCTACAATAGTATCGGCAGCATCAGCACATTCTTTATAATAAGATTCTGTCTTTTGTGCTCTGCTTCTCTTTTGAAATGGGAACGACATTTTCCCTGTATTGCTAAAACTAGTTGCCATATATAATTTTTTTGCAAATTTAAAAATTAAATCTATTACTTTTCAATATTTTTATTTGTGGTATAGCGTAAACTCGATATTGACTTTGCCGGATTGATTATCTTAGTGGGATTTTTAAGAGAAAACTTACTAAACCAAGGATCATCTATTATAGTTTTAATCTTCTCTGAGTATTTATGTTGTTCATATTTCTCACGATCAGCTCTTAAAATCATTAACATTCCCATAGCAGATACACGGTCAAAGTTATCATCAGTATTCCAGGCAATTAATTCTCTTATATATCCTAAAGATCTCACTCTATGTAGATTAAGTATAGAAGGTTTCTCTACTATTTTCCCCAAGTCGTCTACTTCAGGTTCTTCAAAAGGATCATAAGCGGTCGATATTAACCAATCTGCTTGTAGTTTACGCCCCCAGGCATTAATCATTTTATTAGCATTAGTACCTTTTGCACGATTTCCAAAAGCTACTCCTTTGGCATAATCCATATCCCGGAGTACTTGAGGAGTATCACATAAATATTGAAGATTTCTTGTGGTATCAAAATATTGAAATAGTCCTTTTAAGTTGTTTTCATAGTTAGCAATAGCATTATAAAACTTTAATAGTTTCAAACAATTTTCATAGAACTCAGAGGCTAGCTTAGGTCTTCCAGTATACTCTGCTACTATTCTGTCTGTCCAGGTATCAAAGATAAAAATTGAACCCAATGAATTAGTATAATTACCTTCATCAGAATCTATAGGGTCTATACCTGCTATATAACGCCAAATAGGAATATTACCGTCTGTAAGTCTTCTGGGCATCTCAAAGATTTCTATACAACCATTTCTATCTAACTCATCTTTAAGGGGATAGTTTCTTAGTGGTGGATGAAGTTCTTGTTTATCCCAACTGATGCTACCACTTACAGTTGTTTTAAGATGTCCTACATAATGAGCACCTAAAAACTTTGGAGCATCCGGTAATATATTTGCAAGATGATCTTTAAGATCTGATACAGGAAAGATGCTACCTTCCCTTCTCATAATAGCTTCCTGAGGAACTACACACATTTCAGCTTTATGCTGAACTAGTGTATTGGCATCAGTAGAATTATATTTAATATATACTCTCCTTGATACAATTTCAAGTAATGCCCCAAGTACATCTGAATTACCATTATGATCATATTTACCTAACCTATTTAAGTAAGCAGGAAAGAAGAAAGCACAAGTAGAAGTTCCATTTGTATTTTTATCGTATACGTTAGGAAGCTCCAAGATGTTATAACCTCCAGGATTATAATACATTTCTTCTGCTCCTTTAAAATCAGCTCCCTCAGTACCTCCAGTACCCCCACCAACCATAGTTCCAAAAGCATAATTACCTTCCTCTACAGACTCCCTTGCCACCATCCAAGCTTTAAGCAAGTTAGGATGTTTTCCCCATTCATCCCAATATATCTTCGGGCCTCTTTTACCCCTAGCCTTATCGGGATCTCCCTGAGTAGTAACACCAATTACTGAGTTATTAGTTCCTTTGGATAAACCATTGGAATCAGAATATCCCATTTCCCAGACCATACTATTCATGGAATCTTTAGATCTCAACCTGGGCCAGGGAGTTGAACTTGCACACCAATCTACATTATCCTCAAATTTATTAAGGATACCGTCTTTTATAAGATATTCTTTTTCAGAGGCTATAGCAAAAGCTTTTACAAACTCTGTATTTGTAGAAGTATCTCCTAATACTAATAACCTACAGAGATCTGATCCTGCCTTATATGAAAATCCCATACCTCTCTTTTTTAAGAGACCGGCATGTTTTCCAACATTTATTGCCTGATTGATGTAATGGAAATAGAGATAATCTCCATCATATACATCTGGGAAATCTCTTTTTCTCTCTGCTCTCTTAGATCCTTCCTTAGTAACACTTCTCAGGATTGGAGAGTAATTTAAATAAAAATAGTGAGGGCCTGTAATCCACTCACCATCAAGTTCTCTTACATAACCATCACGACATCGCCTGGCTTCTTCCTTCCAGAACTTTGAATATTCTGAATTAGGAGCAGAATTAGGATATAAATTTGTATATTTTTTAAATCTCTGATAATGTAAAGCAGCGGATCTAAAATAATCCATATCCTCCAAGATATGAGGATTAATAATGTCAACTTTTACTCTTCCTAAATCGTCTTTCTCCAAGTCTTTTGTATACTTTCTATCCGAAGAAATAAGATTTTTAATAAAAGCAACAGTATCTATAAATTCAATTATCTCACTGGCTACTTCTCTGTCTAATTTATTAAAATCTAATACAGACTGACATACATTATATTCCATCCTCAAAAGTAGCTTTAGTCTTGCTACCTACTTTATCCTTTTTAGACTCTACTTCTTTCTTAACCATATTTTCTAGGTTGGTAAGATTCTGTAAGATACCTGCACTCCTCTCTATTACCCTAGCTAACTTATCTATATCATAAATAGGTTTTCCTTTGTCGTCAAGAGCCAGAAAGTCCACTTCTCTGAAATAATTTCTCATCTTATCCAAGACTACTTTAGAATCCCTTAATAATAATAAGGGCATTATTTCTTCACTCCTTTTACGATAGAACTCTCTGGCATTCTTAACAACAACATCTTCCTTCCAGGATTTAGGAAGGCTAAGCACACTGATAATCTCTGCTTGTCTTTGTTCCTCATCTACTACATCTGAGAAATCAGACTTAAAATCTTCCATGAAATATATATATCCTAATTCAGCTAAAGCTGTTTCCTTCTGTTTAGTTTTATCTCTGTCCCAGACAGATTTAAAAGGAACTAAAACATAAGCTTCTTCTGAGATAGTAAGTTTATTATCTATTAAATCAAACAGTCTCATCTTTTTTCTTTGCTTTCTTTTTTAAAAGTCTCTTCTTGTTCCAGACAGGACAGTAAAATAATAAAAAATAAGGTATCCTTAAAGAAGGATAGTTCTGCTTTTCAGCATCACATCTATACTTCATTATTATAGTCTGTAAATCAAAAGGAGCTTCAAAAACTTTTTCAACATCAGAAATTTTAAGATTCATTTCCTTTGCTATACTATTAATCAAACTCTTGATTTCCTTCTGCATCATCTTCTTCCAAGCTTTTTAAATATTCTTCTTCTTCTGCAATCTCTCTAAGACAAACAGCACAAATAGGCACTTCATCACCAAAGTTATTCTTTATTTTATAAATCCTTTTGCTCTGTTGGGGTCGATCAAGAGATTCGCATCGAACACAAACTTTTTTACTTGCCATTACTAACTAAAATATTTTTCCTATTCTTAAGAACAGAATGTCTTTCCCTTGACAATGCACCACATTCTACACATCTGATATTACGATACTTACCAGTAGGTGTAAAATAATAAAACCCCGCAAAGACAAGATGATTACTGCCACAATGAGGACAGACAGGTTCTTCTGAATCTACATATAAATTATAATTAGGATGTCCCTTAATATAAGGACGCATAATTAAATATAATTCTTCTAATACCTTAACATCCTGTTTATTATAAAATTCCATATATTGTAAAGCCTCAACATTTCCTGCAAGACAGGATGACCAGAGTCTAAAATCGGTGTCAGATTTACCTTCTATCCCAAAAGTCCTTGCCAATCCTTCCAACTTATTGCTGGAAAAACCAAATTCTTTTTTAGCTACCTTCTTAGTATCTATCTGCTGATAAAAAGTAGTAGGAGGTAATCCATGAACAAGAAATCTTGCTTTTATTCTAGGTATATCAAACTTTTCTCCATTATGAGCTATTACAATATCTGCTTCATTAAGCACTTTCCAAAGATTAGCTATTATCCTTGAATCATCTTCTGCTAATACTTCTTCTGGAGTTAATTTGTTAGAGAATACTTCTTCATCTAATAGCCACTTAGCTGCCCAAGTAATTATAAACCAATCAGATATAATCTGATCTAAATAAACATTCTGTTTCCAGAGATTCCAGACGAAAGCTTTTATAGGAGCAGTTTCAATATCTAATATCAAGATTCGGGGCAAAGAGCTCTCTATCTTCTTATTTTCAGGAACATCCTCACAATATTGTTCCATTCTGACAATACGCTTTGCTTCCCTTATAAGTTCAGGAGTAGTTTTTAACCAATCTGCGAGCTTATTAGCTCCCATCTCCATCATATAAGGTTTCTCGTGAATCTTGCTGATTATTCTGGATAGTTCTATCATTTGTATAAATTTTAATTTTAACTGTACAGGGATCTGTTCTTTTTAAGGAGTAAGATACTTCTACTTCGGGAATATAAAGACATAATCTACAGACAGTTTCAAAACTTTTCTGTAGTTTATAAATATCCTCTTCTGTAATCGTAACTTCACCTATATAAAAACTACTCATCCTCTTCAAACACGAAAGTTAGTTCATTAGTCTTTCCTAATACATATTTAGGAATTAATGAATTATCTTCTATTATTTTATTTTGTTTTAAACAACTTATAAGATTATATATTCCTGTAATTTTAAGACCCATTTTATCTGCTATTTTCTGTTTAGTATCATAAGTAAAAATAAGTTTATTTCTTTCTTTGAAAGGTATATTCTTATACTTATGATTAACAGATAATAAATGAGAATAGAATTCTATTTCTTTAGGACTTAACTTATTGAAAGGAGGGATATTACTTATTATTGACAAAAACTTGATAAAATAATCATCATCATTAACTTTTATTTTTATTTTCATGTGCTTTAAGTATATTTTTGCTAAGAGTCCAAAATAAAGAAAGTTGTTTATCATCCAATTTAGAAAGGAGTTCCCCATCATTTAAGGCTGATTCAACAACTTCAATAAAGTATACATTATCATTAATATATACCTTCTTTACACATTTACCAAGTTCATTATAAACAAGTTCCCCTGCTCGTACGTGATTTTCGTCCAACTCTATAAGAGGCATACTGTTCCTTCTGTAATACTTCATTTTACTGTGTTTTGGCAAAGATAATAACTAAAAACGAGATTTCCAAATATTTTGGCAAAAATCTTAAAATGAAAAAAGTCTCCTAAGAGACTTCAATCATAATTTTCTTGTTTTCTACCGGTAGTTCCTTCTTTGGAATTGTAATCTTCAGAATGCCACTTTTATAAACTACCTTAGTATCACTAAGACTATACTCAAACAACCTTTGTTTATTCCCTATAGAATAGGTAGTATCCTTATTATCTTCTCTTTTAATAGTTAAATACAGGGTATCGTCCTCAACATATACAAGAAAGTCTTCTTTCTCATACCCAGGCAACACAAAGGTAATTTCAATAGTATTATCTTTCTCTACAACTTCTTTCCAGACTGACATTTTATAGTCATAATAGTCCGGAAATAATGATTCAAATAAATAATTGTTAAATCTCATGTTATTAATAATTTAAGTTAAAATCCTATTTTATCTTTCTTACTATTAGTTACACCTGAAGAATGATCTATAAGCTTAAGAATGTCTGATATTTTAATACCTAAAAACCAAGATTCTTCTCTAACATATTGATTAGCAATATCCTTATCAAAATCTGTCCAATATAACCCTTGTGTTAATTTCTGTTTTTTAAAAACAGAAGAATGATTAAATTCTGTAATTATAGTATCTCTCAATTTATCATAAGTATTAGATATTATTGGCATCTCCTCCTTTGGTGTTTCTTTCTTTAACATATGTATAACCTCTCTGTTTGTGTGTGTTTACTAATCCTTTTTCATAATAATTTTTCCAAAGACTAATATCTACCTTGGATAAATGCACTAACTGTCCCTTAAGGTAACTTCTTACCTCTTTCTTAATAATTTTACTGACAATTTTAAAATCTTCAAGACTCATATTTCTAGGTCTGTATCCTTTAAAAATGTTCTCAATATCTACTGCATCCAACTCGACTCTTCTATCATTAGGCAGAAGAAAGACATGGGTCTTCTCTCCCGAATCTGTAAATTTTTCCAATACTCCCATTAGTTTACAAGTTTTAAAGGTTGTTTATTAGCATCAAAGTCTATCTGATCTTCGGGTACTGCAACTTTTATATTCATCCTTGGAATAATAGCATACTTATCTCTACGCCATTCAAAAGCATCAGTAGCCCTAAAATCCAAAACTATATCTCCTATTTCAAGATCCTTAACATCAGGAGCTTTTGCAATTATAACACCATGATCAGTAACATTACTCACAGAATTTCCATCTGGAGCAATTATCTTTTGATTCTTCAGGATTACTTTCATAAGAACAGATCCCTGATACAACCTGATCTTGGTAACATCTTTAATTCTTTCCATCTTTTAATAATTCAAAATATAATAAAAAAATTGCATTACAAGCTACATGACTAAGGTGTAATAATCCAGATTCAGGATCAACAACTTCACCTTTTCTATGAGCCACTATATGTCTTAATAATGCCGCATAATATCTATCTTCTGCATTCTCCACTTTCTGCCAGTTATTGGCTTCATATTTCTTAGCTCCAAAAGTTAATACCTTTACTACTTCCTCTACACAATCTATTGGAATTAAATCCCAACGCAACTTATCATTATCAAATTTCAGTCCTTCCATACATACATGACATTAAGTTCTTTTCTTATCACATTAAACACCATCTCTTCTGTCAAATCGACAGTATTCCAAGAAGAAGGTACTAAAATTGCCTTACCACCAAAAGATCGAAAACTTTCTGTATTATGATAATAATCATCTATAAGTATATTACCGGGAGCAGTTAAAAGATATTTTTTGTTTGCAAAAATAACATCTTTTACATTAAGATTAAGGTATCTACTAAGCCAGGCTAGTTTTTCTTCTATACAAGCTATGCTTAATGAAGGAGCTGTTACAATAGTTACATCTCCCATAGAAGAAAGATATCCATATAGCTCTTTATACCAGGGCGTAGGCTTAAGATTATACCAAAACCAACGAGTGTCATCTATGGTTTTCCAGAAGTCTTTCTCTGTAATACCATAATAATCATAAGTAGGCCAGGCTCCAAATTCACTGGCATACTGCCTTAAAGTAATATTCTTCTGATACCTCTTATTAAGAGCATCTAAAGCTCCGGAAATAAAGTCTACTAAGACTCCATCCATGTCTAATAAAAACTGTAATCTTTTTTTCTCCATCATTTAATGTTAATAATTCTTTGACAAAGATACTACCTAAATATAGAATAACCAAACAATTATTCATTTATTTTAAAAAATAATAATAAAAAACCCCCAATATTTCTATTGAGGGTAAAACCAAAACTATGAACACATGAAACAATGAAAAAAGCAATACTTACTCTTCTATATCAAATAAAAATTTTAAACCTCTAATCATTAATAAAACCACTATCAACACTATTGCAAATCCCCAATACCATAAGGTAAAAAATAGTCCTAATATCGACCCTATTATTATACCTTCAAAAAATCTAAACTTCTTATATATATTAAATCTTTTCATAAAAAATCCCCTACAACTCATTAAAAGTTGTTGATTGACCCCAGACAGCTTACTTTCACATGCCGTACGATTTACACCTACACTCCGAGTTTTACCTACTCAACTAAGGGAGTCCATGTTATCCTAGCTTCGGCTAATTATTTTCGATGCAAATATAATAACTAATTTTGAAACTTCCAAAAAAATCTTTTCCTGGTATAGCTTAAACTATGAAATTGCTATATTATATATATGGTCTGTTGTGGTTGGAGACACTATTGGCTCATACCACTTATAATAATACCAGGGATAATATCCAACATAATTATAAGTCTCCGAATAAATCTTATACTCCTTGTACTCTTCTCCAAAAGCTTTCTCAAGCCAAGTAACTAATTCAATTATGTTACAAGGCTCTAACAATGTAACTAGTTTTTCTGTTGTGTTAATCTGAAATCTCATACCAAATTATTTATTCCAAATAAGAATTTTACCTTCATCCCACCAAACTTTACTAGCCTCTATATTCCAAATCTCCTTATCTTCATCCTTCAAACAATCATTTAAAGCCTTAACTAAATTATCTAAATCAGGCTTTTGTTTATGAGGCAATCCATGAGAACTATTCTTCTTTTCTTTAGTCCAACTCTTAGGCATAGCTATTAAAAACTCCACTTTATAACTATTACCTAACTTAAATTTCTTCTTCTTACAGATAAGGTTTATAGCATCTTTAAAGGCAAAATACCTATTTACTACTGGTCTTTTTTTCCACTTATCTGCTATTGTCATCCTAGGCTTAGGAACAGGATCTAAATTAATTTCTATTATCATCCCACCTTAAATAAATTATTAGTCCTACTACTACAACTAATGCTATAATAACTATTACTAAACTTTCTGTTGTCATATTATCTTAGTTTTAAAAGCCAAATAAAAATTATCAGCTTTTGGTTTATCCTTATTCAATACTACAATAACCTTGTAATCCTGAAACTTAATCACAAGACTTTTTCCAAAGTCTACAAATCTATCTTCAGCTAAAGTTATACCTCCGTCTACCTTAATAATATTATTAACCTCTTCCTGAACTAAGGCATAACTCTCCTTGTCTACTTCAGCATACAGAATATTATTTTCAACAAGTTCTTTAGGAATCATGTTTATACAACGATCAATAGTGCCTAATATACTCATATTATTATTTTTTTGCAAAGTTATATACTAATATCGACAAATGCAAATTTTTAACTACTTATTTTTAACCCCGGGTACATTTTCTTAAAATTGTTGTATCCCCTATCGAGTGAGTATTTATTATGAATTATAAGATGATTATCGAGTGAGTAAGTCATATCCACAAACACCCCGCCCACTTTCGTGTGTTGGGCATATGCCCCGGTTGTTTCACTAATGTTTTATTAAAAATTTTCATACTATGAAAACTTTGAGAAATCGCTATGCGATTGGTCGTGTCAGAATTGACGGCGTTAGGATGACTGGCACTAAAAGTGCAGTCGTCGATTATACTGAGCTCACACCTGACGGTGATGATCAGAACTCTGGCACTGCCATGTGTTTTGACGTCGACGCTGTTGAGCTTGACGACGATGATTGCCTGGCTGGTAACAGCAGACTCTCCGCAAGCGGTGAGTTTATTGTACAGTCGAGAGCAATCGACCGTACAGGATTAGGACGTAAATAACGTCCTTTTCCTTTTAACTGATGGAATGCTTTGATATTCATCAAATACCAAGTATCAATGATCAGTTATCGAGAGCCCTGATGGGGCTTTCTTGAAATTAATTTTTTTCTACATATGAAGAAGGATTTTGACTGGGCGGGGCTCGTTATTTATTGTAATTAATTGATTTAGTGTTCATTAAGTCGAGCTCCAACCTTTTAAACCTTTTTAATCATCATTGTTTTAGTTCCAGATTTAATAATATAGCTTAAATTAAGTCAAGGTTGTTAAGCCATATTTCACTAAACTAACCTGTCAAAAATGTTAAATGTTAAATTCTACGCATCGCACACTTCGTAGTAGTCCTTATGACTAAAAGTGCAAAGCCTTATACTAGTTAAACGGGCTAGAAGAATACTAGTTTTGCCTGTTTTATAATTTATAGTACTAACCTTTTAAAAAGCTTATTACAATTATGAAACTCATGTAGGAGGGAGTCCTGCCAATTATAATTAACGGATAAAAATGCCTTGCCATGATCTAGAAGGACTAGGGAGCGAGGCATTTCTTTTAACTCGATTATTTATAAATAACTATATATAACTTTTACCATTTCCTTTCTGACTCAAGCCCTCATCTACCCTTCATTTTCTTGGATTTAATTAACATTATCTCTTAGATGGGGGCTTTTCTTTTGTTAATTATTAACCAATATATTTGCCTATGCTACATTCTTACTCCACCAATACTAATTGAGCTATGAGTAAGTTGAAAACTAGCTATTATCGTCTGTTTTGTATGGTATTAGCACTAATGATCTTAGACAAACAAACCAAATTAACTAAATCAATCAATGAAAGAATTAATTGCTTATTTAGGAGTAGTCATGACTCAGGAAGATTATCTTGAGTATGACAAAGATTAAAACTGTAAAGCTATGTGGTATTATCCTACCTTTAAAGAACATCTTATTTCAATAATCAAAGTATTGTTGATAATAGGAGCAATTGTCTGGATAACTATAAAAACAACTTGTTAACCTTCTAATAATATAGCTAAAATGGCAATTTTAAGAAGTAAAAGACTTCTCTTAACATGTAAATGTTGGTTAGGAGAAGTTATAACAGATGTTCCTGAATATGGTTATCTGAAAGCCCTTGGCTTTAAGAAGTATGTTCCCAAAATAAGAGTTTACGTTACTGAGACTTTTAGTTTCAAGTATGTAGATAATGTTGGTAAAGACATAATGATTAATGTTTTTCAAAACTAGTTGTTATGAAATTTAATGATATCAAACCAGAAAAAAAGAAGAAAAGGATATTAGGCAAGAATTATATTCCATCAGATGTGATTATAAGAATGCCTAAGAATTCGAGGGATACAAACTTTCTTAAGGATCTCTGTAAATAATGGTTATTATCGTGACATAATAATAACATAGTTTTTAGTTGGTATGGAGGATATGTAACAGTATCCTCCTTTTTAATAACTTAATTATGAAAGAAACTAAGAGCTACTTCTATTTGTAGACATGTAAATGCACAAGTCAAAATGGAAAACATTGAATTGCAATATGATCGTATTGCAGAACGTGAATCAAGAATCAACAAGTAATAAATATATTTACATTAAAATTAATTAAGATGTTCAAAGCAAAAATCAAACCCCAAAAACAGACATCTGAATATTCTGTAGTTAAAACTCAGATAGGTGGATTCATAAAAGCAGGTCTTAAAGGATCTGCTGAAACAAAATCAGGCAATCTTGCAAAGAAATATGCTCATCTTGATGATCCTTTTCTTACTCAGTTTGGATCTGTTGGACAGTATAAACAGAAAAGATCTTTTGAGGAGATAGCAAACGATTGTGAATCTCTCTGGTCAAAAGACAAAAGACTTTCAATAGTCTTTATGGTTTATCTGAGAATAATAACAAGAATTGTTGTATTCTTTGATGGCACATCAACCAGAGTAGCTCAGAAAGGTGCAGAACTGAAACATGAGTCTATCATGAGGATGATCTGGCTCTTTGTTAAAAACGAAAGTTCTTTTTGGAAGAATATAGGTCTCTTTATATCTGTTGGATCTTGGAAAGATATCTTTACCATGCTTCAGTATGATTATATGTATCATGGTTGGAAAGACAGAGTTCTTAATTGGGATAAAATAACCAATTTTATTCTTACAGGATTAGAGAATTCAAACACTGTTAATCTTGTCAAGAAATATCTTCCTCAGTTAAAAGCAAGATCTAAATGTACCACTATTGAATCAGAAGCTGATACTTATATAGCTAAGTTTATATGCCATAAAATATTTGGAGAAAATGAATCTCTGAAGATGGCTAGTTATAAAAAGTATAGAAAGATGAAATCTTCCGGTACAGCTCATTCCTGGCAACAGTTGATCAGCCAAAAAAAATTTGATCGTATTGATTTCAGTAAGATACATGGTAGAGCCTTATCTCTTCTTGTAAGAAGTAAGTTTCTTAAAAATCATGATCTTGTTGATAAGTATAATGCTTGGATTGGTGATCCTGAAACAAAAGATGTTAAATATACTGGATTTGTTCATGATTTATTTCAGACTTGTGAAAAATACAGAACTCTTGTTTCTATACCTGTACAAGAACAAACCACTATAATTAAGCAATTTGATACTCTTGTTAAAAAAGCAGGAGAAAAGCCTATGACTAAGTATATTGTAGTCAGGGATACTAGTGGTTCAATGCGTAGTCAAGCCAAAGGATGTAATATGTCCAGTGGTAATATTGCCAAGGCTCTTTCATTATACTTTAGTCAATTTCTAACAGGAGCTTTCTCTAATGCCTGGATAGAATTTAGTCGTGAAGCTTTAATGCATTACTGGTCTGGAAATACTATTCTTGAAAAATGGTATAATGATAGTTCTAATTATGTAGGTAATACTGATTTTCTAAGTGTTATACATCTTTTTATAAAGATAAAAGCACAAGGAATATCAGAAAGTGAATTTCCAGAAGGTATACTTTGTATATCTGATGGTGAATTTGACGGAGCATCATTAGCAGATACAAATGTAGAATACGCATTAAAACTACTTCGCAATGCTGGTTTTTCTGAAGAATATGTAAGAAATTTTGTTATTGTTCTTTGGAATATACCTAATATATTTTATTGGGATTCTACTACTAAATTTGAAACATATGAAGGATCATATCCTAATGTGTTTTATTTTGGTGGATACAATGCCAGTGTAATATCTTTTCTTTCGGATAAAGTAAAAACCACAAAAGAATTATTTGATTCAGTAATGGATCAGGAAGTTCTTAATAGAGTGGAATTGTAATTATAAAAGTAAACTCTCTCTGAAACTCACATAATTCTCACATCAGTAGTGAATCCTATAAAAGAAGAACCCTATGATACTAGTTTGGGTAGTGAGAAAATATCTAGGATTATATACTAGTGAGAGTTTACTTTTTTAATTTAATCTTCTTGCTGAAGACAAACAGTAAGCTTAAAGGAGCTGCCCAAAAACGCTCATGGGTTCTTATAGTCATGCCAAGATGACGTTGTTTGTTGTAAGATAATAAATTTAGCCAGCCTTTGGCGATGGAACAGGCATAAAACACCGCCATTTATTCCGCTTGGAAACGGACAGGAAGATTATTTTTGATAATTATATATAAATCTTAGGATGCAAAAACAGCAAGTTTAAATACTATATGTAAATAAACGATAGCTATGAGTATCTTAATAAGAATAATTAGATAATAAAACTTGCATCCTGTTTATATTATTATTATCTTTGTAAAATATTAAAAGAAAATAGCTTAATAAGAAGTCATACAGCAAATATAAAAATTTCAATATGGGTTTGAAAAACAATCGACTTCTGATAAGAGTAGTTACAGCAAATAACTTACTATAAGATCGCCAAAAATGACCTTTATGTAAAACTACTCTGACAAGAATGGTTACAGCAAATAAATATATAACATACAATTTTGGTTTGTAAACGTTAAAGATACCATTCTGATAAGGTTAGATACAGCAAATAATTAAAAACAATAGCCTTCTAAGCTGTCAAGTTTGATCATTCTAACCTGATAAAGTCTCATACAGCAAATATATTAAGCAATAATCTGATAAATTATCTCGCTAAATACTGAGACTTGATAAGATTACTAACAGCAAATAATAAAAAATATACTGTAAATATATTCTATAAATAGTAATCTGATAAATAAATTAGTATTCACTAAAAACTCAAAGCCACGAAAAAATTAATCTTTTTGTATTTCATTAGTTTAATGAGCTTAGAATGTTTTGCTCCTATTTATAAATCTTTATTTATATTGGAACAAGCTCCTATTAAACATTTATCTCTTAAAGATATTGAAAAGTTATTGATTGATAATAACATACAATATCCTGAAATAGTGTTAGCTCAAATTAGACTTGAAACAGGAAATTTAAAATCTAGGATCTGTAAAGAAAATAAGAATCTTTTTGGTATGAAATATCCTAGAAAGCGTGAAACTACTGCTATTGGTGAGCAATTTGGACATGCAATGTACTCTACTTACTCTGATTGTATTAAAGATTATGCTCTTTGGCAACAATCCAGATATAAAGGAGGTGATTATTATGCTTTTCTTGAAGACATAGGATATGCTCAAGATAAAGATTACATCAACAAACTAAAACAATTTTCTTAGCTATAATATTTTAATACATAATCTATTAATAATTATGAGAACAATTTATATTAGTCATATAAACCATAGTAAGACTAAAAGATCTTTATTTGGTAAGTTTATTACTGATTATGATACTCATGAAGGTATTGTAAGAGAAGTAGCACCAAAAACAGGAGATAGAGCTCCTAAATATAGAATTAAAAGTACAAGAGAATCAGTGAATGTAATAATTATATAATTAAAAAAATGAAAAAAGTTATCTTTCTTTTTATCTTTAGCTTTGTATTTATGATACAAGCTTACAATCAAGATGTTGTTCCAGAACAAACAGAAGAACTTGCTTCAGTACAAGTTATTGATAAAGTATTTGATGAAGTAACAAATGCTATCGAAAGTCTTGCCAAAGCTCTTGAAGTTCCTGCTGAACATGTTTATAAGATATTAGTAAAACAGCAATTTATTAATTCTATTTCTAATATACTTGTTATTATAATTTCTTTTCTTGTATTTCATTTAATTTTAATATATTCTTTTAGAGACTATATTAAAACAAATGAAAAATATAGAAAAATGTATGACAGATCAGAAGATTATATTCATTATGATTTAGATGAAAGCTGGTGGTTATTTAGTATTATTCCTTCTATCATAATTATTATAGTAACATTTATTTTTCTAATTTGTTCATTTGAAAATATAATAACTGGTTTTGCTAATCCTGAGTATGGAGCAATAAAAGATATTATTAATGCATTATAATAATGATTACTTATTATTTAATTGGTAATTGGATGGGCCCTTTTAGGACAAACTCATCTACTGAATCTTTACAAAATTTTTTAGATTGGGCTAGAAAATATGAATTTGAACCTCATGAAGATGGTATTTGGCGTAGTAAAACTGGAGGTAGAATAGTATTTGAATCCGTTGATGAAAGTGTCTCTGAAAAAATTAAGCCATTTAAAATAGGAATTTAATGCATTTTGATCAGATAATGATATTTTTATTAGGAGTGCCTGCTCTTTGGTTGGTTGGAAGAACAGAGCCTTGGCGACGCTGGGGCTTTGTTTTTGGTTTATTAGCTCAACCTTTTTGGTATTACTCTGTAATAAAAAATCATCAATGGGGCATATTGCTTCTAAATATTTGTTATACTTACTGTTGGATACAAGGTATTTATTTTAACTTTATAAAAAAGAAATCAAACGTTTAATTTTAATCAATAATTGTAATTATGAAAAAAGTAATTTTGTTTTTTGTCATTCTTATGTCTGTTTTTACAGTACAGGCACAATCTTTTAAATATCTTGTAGGAGATGTTCCAGATAATCTCTTTAAAGATGTTGTGATAGAGAATCCTTCATATGTATCTTCTGATCTTCTTAAGGTAGGAGATAATTATATGCTTCCAAGAGTTGCCACTACTAATACAATAACTCTTTTCAAGCTTAGTGGTACTATAAGTACAGGAGCTATGGTATATGATACTAAAACAAAGAGTATAGAACCGGAAGCTTGGCTAGGTAGTGGGCCTGTATTTTCAGTACGACAATATAAAGCAGATGATCTAGGTAATCCATATAAGAACTTTGGAGTTGGTATAGGATTACTGGTAGGTACTAATATTAACTCTCCGGCATTTGATCTAAGCCAATTGAAAGCAATAGTGCATTTTGAGGTACGAGATTGGGCAAGCATTGGATATGGTTATGCTATGATCACACCAAACAGTGATCGAAGACATGCTATTCTATTTAATACAGTATTTGATTTTTAATTATAGTTAGTCAATTACAAGCCCCTATAATAATATATAGGGGTTTTAACTTTTTTATATGAAAGTAATAATTAACGAGCATTTAACAGACGAAGAGCTTAATAATTTTGAAAAAAGAATTCGTCATGGAAGAAAACTAAAGATACATAATAGAGAGCAAAATTATTATCAAAATTCTCCTTTTTTAGAAGGATTACATCAGATATTTCTTGATTTAATTACCTATAATACTCTTTATGCAAAAAATAATCTTATTCAATGCTGTCCGAATAGAAGAAGATCACAAAAAGATCTTTATAATATAGTAAGATATTATTATCCTGAAGTAAGTTTTAAAGAGTTTAGATCTGCTCTGTTTACTCTTTGTAATAGAAGATATATAGGAACTTTATATTGTTCAGATATCAGAAAAAGAGTATTTAGAAAGAATAACAGAGGATTATATTCTGATTTCTATGAGAATCATCTTATGTCTGATAAACAGAAAGATGAATTAGGATTATATTTAAATACATCAACTATAACTGATGAAAAGTACACTAAACTTTATACATAATGTTAAAAACAGAAAGAGTTATAAGTCCTGTATTAGATACTAATATTAAGGATGACCTGGACAATAGTCCAATTTGGAAAGATGCTTTTCATGAAGAAGAGATATTTTCAGAACTATATGATAAATACCCAAATTGGTATGAATATTCTATAAAATTTGATGGTTTAAAACCAGTGCAATTTTTAAAAATCTCTAAATACATTTTAAAATGAGTAGAGTACTTAATAAAGCAAAAGCAAAACAACCTCCTGTTGTAAAAGCAAATAAACCTGATGAAGGGCCACTCAATCTTGTTGATGGTATAACTTTAATAGATTCATTAGTTTCTGGTACTTTTTCACCTAAGTATTCACAAGCATCTTATATAACAGGTACAGATCCTTTTTCTACAATGGAAGAAGTATCACAATCAATAACAGGTATGAATTTTATAAAAGAGAAAGAAGAAGAGGAAGATGAAGAAGAAGGAAAAGATGACTATATTGGAAAGAATAATATGAATTCTGACTATGTTGACTCTAAAGGAGCTAGCATTAATGAAGGATTTTATGCTTGGAATACGGGAAAAAGGATAAAAAGTCATAATAAAAGTATAGATTTTAAATATTTTTTAAGATATACTGAATCTAAAGATATTAGTGATCTCTTAAAATTTTTAATAAAAGAAGGATTTTTAAGTGAGCATAATAACTGTATGATGACTGATGGTATGTCTGAAAATTCTCCTAATCTTAATAACTATGTTAATTCACTTGTTAAGTCGCTTATTATAAGTATAAAAGAACATATATCTATCTATAATCTTTCTAATTCAGGAAAAGAAATTTTTATCCATTCTCCTCTTACTCTTACTAGTAATTTAACTTCTTTAATAAGAGATATATTTATGTCTCCAAAAAATCGTAAGGTCTTTTTGGCAGTAGATACTTTAGAAGTATTTCAAGAAGTTATTAAAACTTGTATAAAGAAAGGTATAAAGATAGAAGAAGAGTTATTGTCTATTAATTATGATTTTTTAGAATTAAGAAAAAATACTTTAACTATTAAATTAATATTTTTAGGTAATATCAATGAGCTAATATTAATCAAAGATAAATGTAAAGAATATATAGCACCTACATCACATTTTTATTATAGTCTGGACACAATTCCTGATTTAATATTAGAAAATGATGTTGAACTTGAAAAAGTAGAAATCAATGGTGTCAAATATAACAAAGATGCCTTTGTTACAATGGTTGAATGTGATTTTGATGCCTTTATTTCTAATCTTGACTTTGAAAGCACTATAGCTAATATTAAAAATGTTACAAAAGAAATAAAAGAGAAAGAGCTTCTATAGTAATTTTTAAATATATTATATATGGTAGCATTATTTGTAACAATTGATATTCTTGAGATTGGAAAACTAAAGCTCAATATCAATGAATATCTTAATTTACTAAAACTAAGACACAATGAAGAAAACAAGAGCTTCCCCTATGATTTAGATCCAAGATATTTGGATAGACTAGAAGAAGAAGGATATGTAATTCATGATCCTCAAAATGATGGTTATATTTTAGGGCCAAATAGTAAAAAGATTTTTGAAGAAGATGATTTATTTGTAGAATTCTTTTCTTTATATCCTGGATACGTAGAAACTGGATTAGGACGAAGAGCTATATCAGCTAAAGATCCTAATAGTATTTCTGGTAAAGCAACTCATGATATCTGGAGAAGAGTAACTAAAAATAAACCAGGTCTTCAAAGGAAAATTATAGAATGCCTTAAACGTGAATTGGATCATAGAAGATCGACAGATTCTATGGCTTATTTACAAGGCATTGATACATGGTTGCGTCAAGCAACTTGGGAAAAATGGGAAAATATTCCTGAAGAAAATAAAAGTAATAATTCATCAATTAAGTTATAAGATATTTGGAATATAGCATTATTATGTGTATTTTTGTGAAGTTGATATTGTAGGGAAAATATGCTATATGAAGATGTACTCAATAATTTGAGTAACAATAAGAAGAAGAGAGAATCAGGAGATGTAATAGCCATTCCTTGGTCATTACCTCGACTTTCTACTGTTCTTCCCGGAATTGAACAAGGTAGATATAATTTAATTAGTGCTAGTCCTAAAGCAGGTAAAACGCAACTGGCAGACTTTTTATATGTATATCAGCCAGTAGAATGGATTATTAATAATCCTCTTTCTAATATATCACTAAAGATATTTTATTTCTCATTAGAAGTATCTAAAGAAAGTAAGATTAAAGCAGCTATGTGTTATAAACTATATAAGGATTATAATATTCTTATAAGTCCACAAAAGCTTAGTTCAATTTTTAGTAATTATATATTAGATGATAAGATAGAATCTATTATTCATAGTGAAGAATTTAAAAGTTGGTTTGATAAATTTAGTAATATTGTAACTTATTATGATACCATAAGAAGTCCTAATAGTATATTTCATTTAATGAAGTCTTATGCAGAACATCCAAGTAATGGGAAATACTCTTATAAAACTATTAATTGGCAGAATGAAGATAAAACTTATTCTCCAAGAGAAGTAAGAGACAAATATGTACCAGTAAGACCAGATGAATATGTTATTGTTATTGTAGATCATGTTGGATTATTACAAACAAGTACCAATGAAACATTACATCAAACCATTAGTAAATTTAGTAGTGAATATTGTTTAGAGATGAGAGATAAATGGAATTATATTCCTGTAGTCGTTCAACAACAGAGTGCTGATTCATCAAGAGCTCAGTTTAATTATCGTGGAGACACTATTATAGATAAAATTAAACCAGATTCTGAGGGATTAGCAGATAATAAATATACTGCTAGAGATGTTGATTTAATGGTTAGTTTATTTTATCCTAAAAGATATAATATAGATAAGTATGAAGATATAGATTTAGCTAGAATAGGTGATAATCATCGTGAATTTATGATCAATTTAAATAGAAATGGTATTAGTAATGCTAGTATACAACTATTTTTTCTTGGATCAAGTTCATATTTTGCTGAATTGCCTAAAGCAATGTCAGAGTTTGATTATCTTAATTATGAAAACATAATAAAAACACAAATTTAATTTAATGAATAGTACACTTATAGGAATTGTGGGACCGGCAGGTAGTGGTAAAAGTAGTTCATACTTTCCTGAACCTGGCCTTGGAATTGTAGGGTTAGATCCTAAACAAACTTTTATTATTAATGTATCTGGTAAACCTTTTCCGTTCAAAGGATGGAGAAATATTTATCAAGCTTTTTCAAATACTAATTTAAAAGGTAATTACATTAATACAGAAGATGCAGCAATAATTACTAAAACTATGAATTATGTTAGTAATGAAAGACCAGATATAAAAAATATTATTATTGATGACTTTCAATATCTAATGGGATTTGAATTCGTAGAAAAAGCTATGACTAAAGGATATGATAAGTTTAGTGAAATTGCTATGCATTGTATGCAAGTTCTTAATACAGGACGTAAATTAAGAGCAGATATAAAAACATTCGTCTTAGCACATTCAGAAGATATTGAAGTAGGTTTTGGTAATGTGATTAAAAAGATTAAAACAGTAGGTAGAATGGTAGATGAAAAAATAGAACTACCTGGAATGTTTACAGTTTTACTTTATACTAAAACAACTTGGAACGATTCTGATAAAAAAACTACTTATGAGTTTGTAACAAATCAGGATAATATATATCCTGCAAAAAGTCCTTATGGAATGTTTAAAAATTTATATATTCCAAATGATTTAGGATATGTTGCTTCTTGTATAGATGAGTATGAAAATAGCAACAAATAATAACTTTAAATATTAAAAATTATGTCAGTAGACTTAAACAAAAGTGAAGATTTCGTAAAAGAATTAAAAATCTTTAACGATGGGATTGCAGGGATTGTGGATAATGTTAAATTGACTATTGAACGTAAGACACCCGGAACTGATGACAAAAAACCAGATTACAAATTAATTGCTGTTGACTCTAAAGGAGCTAGCATTAATGAAGGATTTTATTATCAGGAAGAAGGTTCTAAGGGTTTTACCGGATATCAAGCACAAAGACTTATAATGTTAGCAAGAGGAGTTTTTGGAGATGATGTTAAATTTCCTGTTTGGAATACTACAAGAGAGGTATTAGATGGAGTAATGAAAATGGTTGCTCCCTCTTTAAACAAGCCTTTCAGAGTAGCTGTTTGTTATGGTACAAGCAAAAATCCTGCTAGATATCTTGGATTTAAAAGCTTTGGTAGTTTTATACAACCAATGACTGTAGCTAATTCTTTAAGTTTAACAAGTAGTGATAATGTTGTAAAAGCTCCAAATCCTACTCCTACAGCATCAGATGTTTTGTTAAATAATAATAATACTGAAGAATCTGTAGAAAATACAGATGATTTATCATGGCTTAATGGTTAATTTTGTTCATGTTTTTAGGTTAGGTGATTGAGGGTGTTAATAGCACCCTCTTTTTTGCTTGGGTGGTGGAATGGTATACACGTTGGACTTAAAATCCAATGGTCATTAGGCCGTGAGGGTTCGACTCCCTTTCCAAGTACTATTTTAAAAATTTTAAAAATTAATAAATGAAAAAACTCTATTTTTGTGCTACAGATGGTACTATTATGGTTAGTACACAATTGCCACATGCTACTAAAGAAGCTATAAAAAGTTGTGAGGGAATTTTTGAAGCAATACAAGAATTATCCCCTAAGTTAAATATGGCTCTTGTAAACAGTATTGAAGAAGTTGATCAATTAGAATTAAAATGGGGATTTAATGAATGAAAGCAAATAATCTAACAATTTGTATTGATGCAATATGTGGTAAAAATTGCCCTTATTGTATATCTAAAATGACTTGGAATCCTACTCCTAATGAAGTATTGTTTACCAGAAACCTTCCAAAAGCTTTAGAGATGGCTAGGTTGGCTTCTGTTTCCAGTGTATTAATAACTTCTAAAGGAGAGCCTCTTAATAATCTTAATAAAGTTCAAGAATGTGCTAAATATTTCAGAACCTTTCCTTTAGAGATACAGACTAATGGTTTATTAAGTTGTGCTTGTACAGTAAAGTCTTTATATTTACATGGTTTTAATACTTTGGCTATTTCAATAGATAAATATAAAGCTATTGATACATTAGCAGATATATATAATGAAGCTAATAAGTTTGGAATGAATATAAGGTTAACTATTGTATTAACTGATATGTGGAATGTTGATCCTAATGATTTTTTTGTTAAAATAAAAAATTATGGTATTAAACAAATAACCTTTAGAAAAGCAACTATTCCTAGCAATTCATTAGATATAACTACTTCTAATTGGATACAAAATAATACCACAAAAGATCATTCTTATTTTCTTGATTATTTCAGAAGAGATTTTACTCCAAAACATTTAGTAAGAGAACTAGCTTTTGGATCTTCTGTTTATGATTTAGGAGGAATATCCTTTTCTATAATAGATTACTGTATTCAAGAACATAATAATACTGAAGATATAAGGTCTTTAATATATCATCAGGATGGACATCTGTATACTAGTTGGGATAAACAAGGATCAATAATATTTTAAATATGAAACCATTATTAATTGGATTATTTACTTTAATAATAGTTATATTAATATCTTTAATATATATAATTCTTGTTGGAGTTTTTTCTATCTTAATTCGTAATATGTTTTCTCCTTGGTATATATCAATGTGTTGGGAAAATATTATGGAAGAAGGAAATAAATATTTTTTTGTTCCTATTTTTATTACAATTCTTACTTTTGTATTATATTATATTGGAGTTGAAATACTAAATTAATTATTTAATATAACTAAATTATCATGAAAACAATGTTCTATCATGGAGTTACTACCGATAATCGAAGATTTACGATAGCGGGTAAACTCTCAGATGACTTTAAGTCTCTAAAATTGGGTATAGCAATTTGTGGTGCTAAAGAACTCTTTGTTAAAAAGCTAGGAAGAATAAAAGCAGAATCTCGTCTTCTTGGTTCAGCAAAAAGAGGTATATTAACTACTTTAGCTGCTTATAATGAAAGTAAGTATTATCAGGAATTTGTAGAAATTGCTTCTTCTTTTAATGGTTACGATTCTAAAGATTTAAAAAGAGGTTTTAACTTATATCATAATGTCAATTGATCTTAACGACTCTAAGTTTTTATCAAAAGGTATCACAAAAGAAGAACTTTTAAAAAAGTATTCTGATTACGATATATTCAGATATTATTTAGGAGATTTTGAACTAGGAGATACTTATCACAGTCCATTAAGACACGATGATAGTATCCCTAGTTTTAATATTTTTTATAGTAAGCAATATGGATGCTTATTATTTAAAGATTTTGCAGGTAGAAGAGGAGATTGTATCAGATTTGTTCAATATTTACTAGGATTAAAAAGTTATAATGAAACTATTCAAAAAATAGATTTTGATTTATCTAGTTCTATACCTAGAAAAAAAGAAGTCAATCCTAAACAATATCATGCTGAAAAAGCATCTAGTCATATAGAAATAGTTGCTAGAAATTGGAAAAATGCTGATTTTGAGTATTGGTCTTCTTATGGCATAACCTTACCTACTCTTACTAAATATAATGTGTCTCCTATTGTAGGATATTATATTAATGATTTTTATATTGAAACAAAAGGACTTACTTTTGCTTATATAGAACATAAAGATAATAAATATACTTACAAGATATATCGTCCATATGCTAGTAAAACTAATAAATGGAGAACTAATCATCCTTTTGGTGTACATCAAGGATATACTCAATTACCTGAATCAGGAGACCTTCTTATTATCACTAAATCTTTAAAAGACGTTATGTCTATTTGGGAAATAACTAATATATCTTCTATAGGAATACAAGCAGAATCTACTTTTATTAAACAAACTGTAATAGAAGAATATAAAAAAAGATTTAAGAAAGTAATCACTTTATTTGATAATGATAGACAAGGTATTATGCAATCTGAAAATTATAAGAAAATGTATGATATATCTTTTATATATATTCCTATAGAATATGGTTCTAAAGATTTTAGCGATTTAGTTAAGAATTATGGAAAGACTTTTGCTACAGATATATTAAATAAATTATTAAAAAATATATAATCTTTATCAAACGCATAGTTTATTTAAGTTAGGTATGTAAAATTTACGGATTATGGAAAGATGGGATTTTAAATTAGAAAATGAAGTTTGCCCCACTTGTAAAGGTGAAGGTAGTATTTTAGAAAGTGGCGATATGCACAGAAGCGAAGGATGGATACCTTGCCCAATGAGATATTTTCAAGGACACGGATACCCCACCTGTGGGAAAGACGGCAAACTTCATTTTTCGGAATATGATATAAAAAACAAAAAACGATTAATGAAGTAGTTTCGGTAGTAAATTTTATTACCTCTAACTGCTAATATATGTACACAATATATCCAAAACTCAAAAGATGAAACTTAAAAACCAAATACAATGAAAGAGCTATTTGAAAAAATCCACATAAAGAGTGAAAATGATTTGCCAAAGAAAGTTGGAAATTATCATGTACAACTTATAGATGGTAGCGGACACAGATTACGTTTTCCATTTAATGGTGATGTAGGATATAATGTTGATGTTAATTATTGGCTTAAAAACGTTGACTATTATCTCCGTCCTGTTGAGCAGAAGCCTGATTGCTACGAGAAAGAGTTTGTCGAGTGGATGTTTAGTAAACAACAAGTATTTGACCATCAAGCTGGAGAATGGATAAGTAATTTAGATTACGCTTATTCTTATTGGCTAACCAACATTAAAAACAAAGCAAGATGACAGAAGAAGAAATTAAAAACGCTATAGTAGAATTATTATATGATTTACATACAAGAAATCTACTTAATGAATATATTGTAAACAGTATATCTATTAATTTTAAAATAGATGCTGAACAATTATGCTCTATTAATGGTATAACATATAATCTAGAATCATGAAAAAATTAGGATTATTTATTTTATTAACTTTAATCTTTTCTTGTGAACCAATAGAAGATTATTGTTGGGATTGCTTACAAGTTAAAACTAACTTGAATGAAAGGATAGTACATTATAATCCGTTTACAATGTGTAATATGACACAAGAAGAAATTGATGATTTTGAAAAAACATATACTTATATTAAATGTGGAATATCTAGTGTATTATCTTGTGAAAAACAACGAGAATGAAAAAAGATAAAAAAGTTGAAAAACAAATATTACCTAATAAACTTAAACCAATTGTTAAGTTTAATAATGGTGATGGTGCTTTATTATGTAATCTTTGTTACATTATTATAAAAACTCCTCTTGATAAAAAAGAGTGGGATAAAAAAACTTCTTTAGTTCTATGTCCTAAATGTATTAAATATGTAGTAAATAATACAGAAACTAAATATAAAGAAGGATTTTTGCCAAAGGAACATATGAAATTATTATCCAGATTTCCCACTAAGTATATGAATATGGATAAATATTGGAATGCATTACATGGTATTACTTTCATGATAACAGATGATGGCGTATTAACGTATCATTGTGATATCATAACAGCTCTTAATTGTACTATAGAAAATAGAGACATGTATTTACATGAATGGGATTAACTAAATAATTAAATAATTAAATAATATGACAAGAAAACCAATAATAGGAATACCCGGATGGAAAGTTGGAGATAATAGTTTTGGTGTTACTTTACCATATATGGAATTTTTTGAACAATATGGAATAGTTAAAGTATTAACTTTAACAGAAGAAGTAGACAATTCTATAGATCTTTTAGTAATACCCGGAGGATCTGATATAGATCCCTTAAGATATGGAGCAAAACCTAATTTTAATAATACACGACCAGATCCTATTAAAGAATATTTTGATGTAAAAATACTTCCTCAATATATTAAAGCTAATGTTCCTATCTTTGGAATATGTAGAGGCATTCAGACTATTGCTGTTTTGTTTGGTGGTGTTTTAATACAACATTTATATAATCATGAGTCTAATGATTCTTTAGACAGAGCTAAAGCAGTTCATAATATGATTGTTACTAATCATAAATTAGAATCGGAATTAGTTAACTTTAAGAACGGTTATAATAAGGGAAAAGGAATCAAAGTAAATTCTCTACATCATCAATGTGTATCTAGTAAAAATCTTCCAGATTGTTTAGAAGTAATAGCTACTTATGTAGGTAAATCTAATTATGTTTCTATAGAAGCAATAAAACATTCTTCACTTCCTATAATGGCTGTTCAATATCATCCAGAAGAAATGGGATTTGATGTATTAAGTGATTACATGATTCAAAGTTTAATATCTAAAAGTAAAAATTATGCATAAAGTATTTGTATATGGATCTTTATTAAAAGGATTAGGAAATCATAGATTACTCGCTGATTCTACATTCTTAGGAGAAGATAATACTAAGCCTGAATTTCTTATGGTAGATCTTGGATGGTTTCCTGGTATAATAGAAGACATTGATGGTGTTTCTATTAAAGGAGAAGTTTATGAAGTATCTAATGATACTCTAAGTTGGTTAGATTCTTTAGAAGGATATAGACCGTCTAGCCCTTCTTTTGGTTTATATAATCGTAAACAAATTGATACTAAATTTGGTAAAGCTTTAGTTTATATTTATAATCATTCAGGAAAAGTATTTACTTCTGATAAATTAGTTAAAGACGGAGATTGGAGATCTCACTATCAAAATAAAAAAAGATGAAAAAATTTGTCCAGATAAGAACAAAAAATTCAACAGCTAGACCTCTTCAAAGGTCTATTTTATTTGATGATTGGGCTATTGTAAGACTAGGTTCTCGTACTCCTACTGAAAATTGTTCCAGAAAACCTAGGAATTTTATAGAAGTAAATACTATAGACGCTATTGAAAATAGTAGATCTAAGCTGAGAATGAAATCTTGTTTTTCTAAGTTAAAAGTTCCTCAAGCTGATTGGTGGCGAGTAGGAAGTATTCAAAATACAAATACTATGCCTTATCCGTTAGTGTTAAAAAGAGTTTTTGGATTCCAAGGTAGAGGAATGAGATTAATTAATACAAAAGAAGAACTTAATGATTGGTTCGATGCTAACGGTTCTGAAGAAGGTTGGTATTTTGAAAGATTTTATAATTATGCTCGTGAATATCGTCTTCATGTATCTATTGCTACTGGAGTATTTTTAAGTTGGCGTAAACTCAGAACTAAAGAAGCTACTAACAGATGGTTTTTTAATTCTACTAATTCTAATTGGGTAGGAGAAGATCATAATCTTTTTGATAAACCTAAATGTTGGAAAGATATGGAAAAAGCAGCTGTAGATTCTCTTAAAGCTGTGGGACTTGATATAGGAGCTGTTGATATAAGAGTTCAATCTAATACACAAGAAAATCCTAAATTTATTGTTTGTGAAATTAATAGTGCTCCTGCTTTAGGAGAATTAGGGATTGAAAAATATAAAGAAGAAATTTTAAAAATATTACAAAATAAAAAACAAAATGATAGATATAAAACTTCTTTCTAATGATTCAGAAATACTATATAATGAAAAAGATAAAAAATTTCGTAAGGGATTAACTATAACTTTTCTTAAAAATTTTAATAATAAAGTAGATGGTAATCATTTTTCAAGTATTATTAATCAAATATGTTGTTCTAATGTTAAAAACAGTTCTTATAATTGGCATTATTTTATTCCACCATCTTCTGATTTAGAACATATAAAGAAAGTTGTAAAAGAATTACAACAAGAATTTGATAATATTTCTTTTACTTTTGAGTCTTTTCATAAAGGTGATCTATTATATGATAAAATTAAAGAAGATTTAGAAAATAGTTATTCTTATTATTCTAATAATTCTTATCCTTATCTTAAATTACCTTTTAATAATTCAGAATTATTAAAAAGTAGTTTTATAAGTTATCAATATAAATCTCATATTTCAAAAGAAAAAATAACATTTTATGAGGTTTTGAGCATTAGCTTTTTATATAGTAGGTTTTCAGAATTCTGTGTTAAAATAAAAATTAGACCTACAAGTATTAATATAAAAGAATTAAGTAATAGATTTATTATAGAAGAAAGAGAGATTATAA